CAGGTACTGTATATACAATCTACAGTGCAGGTACTACTGACTGGACAGCAGTTGGCGCAATGGCTAGCATGACTGGTATCACCTTTACTGCTACTGGAACTGGTTCTGGTACAGGTCTTGCAGTATTGGCTAACGTTAACCCTGATGTCATTTCATCGTTCAACTCAGCCGCAGTTGCAAACGTAGACAATGGTCAGCCAAATCCGATTGTTACAATCAACAACGCATAAGGAATAAAAGATGGCTCAGGCTTCTACAGTTCAAAAGATGAAAGAAACTGAGACCGAAATTGCGGTCCTTCAGGTACAGTATGGATATCTAAATGAAAAAATGGATGATATCAAAACTGACCTGAAGGACTTGCGTTCTCATATTGATGGCCACGCAGCCGCAGCACAACAACTCATTACGAGCTTCCAAGAAGAAAACAAAGAACAACACGAAAAGGTTGAAAAGAAAGTATCTGCTCTAGAAAAATGGAGATGGATGCTTATGGGAGCTGGCATTCTAGCAGGCGCAATTGGATTCCCTTTTGTAGAGAAACTTCTCGGAATGTAATTAAGTAAGACTATTCAACTTTTCAATCACGATATCAATATTAATAGTAGAAAATAAACCAGGATGAAGCGGCTTAGGATATAGGCCACGCTTTACCCATGCATAACCAAAGTGTTCGTCATTGAGCATAGGCACGAACTCATCATCTACTTTACAGAAGAAAGTATGATATATGAAATTGTTGTTGACAAATTTTTGAATAGGAATTAATTTGTAAGAGCTATCAAAGAATCCAATTTCTTCACTACATTCTCTTTCAATGCCGTCAAATAATGTCTCACCGTCTTCAACTTTTCCGCCAGGTATACTCCATGTAGGATTTTTACTATCTGCTCTTAACAAATATAGATATCTGTCAGTACTATTACTATAGAAAAAGACACCAGCAGCTTGGGTTGTATTAGATGACAATTGAGTAGTCACCTTCGCCATACCAACCTTCGTAACTCTTTATCCACATTCCGTCTCCGGGAACATATCTATATTGAATATTAGTGGTTAGGTTAGTTACAAATTCTACAGTAGTTGCTTCATCAGCAGAGAATGCAATTTCCCATTCGCCGGAACTTCCGTTATATTCAATAATATCATTTGCCTGTGCAACTAGGGTTCCCCAAGAAACAGTATCATCTGCATCGTTTCCGATGTCTTCAACTATAAGATATCTAGCTCCAGGCCAAGGTCCCGGTAAACCTGCATTGGGTCCGGTTAGTTGGGGATTAATAATAGCATCGATTGGATCAAGTGTGTTTTGCGGTAAAGTGTCAGGGTCAATGTTATAGATTAAGAATCTATCATCAACTGGATTGGGAACAATAGTACCTACGATATCATCTTCCAAATATGGATTTTGTAGCCAAATTTGACTAATACCCGGTCTTATTGCACCGTACACATTTAGTAAACTACTCCAATACAAATCACTATTGGGGTTTACGGGTTGCTCAAGTGAACTATTGGGAGGATAAAATGCAGTAGCTTGAGGCAATAGCTGCAATTGATTACCCATCAGTAGTAGCTTATATCCATATGGACTAATTTTTTGTCTAGTTCCTAACAGTAAATCTTCATCTTCAATGTCATCTAATGCAGTCCCTTTGAAAATACTAGCAATAACTTTATGAATAACACCTAGCTTTTTCAGCTTACTTGATGTAGTGATCCAAATTGGCATATAGAATTTCCAAGTCAGAACATCAATAGGATTACCGGTACCTTGGGGAATTTGTCTACTAGAAAAGTTTATTCCATCCTGAAAAACTGCACTCAATGAAGTCCAATCAACAAAGTTATCAGTACTTTGTAATTCTAATGCTGGGTTAAACAGCGTACCCAATTGTTCAATAATCTCTAATTTCTGTTGATAATTAGTAGTCCAAAAATCTACACTAATACGCAGAGTATACGGCACTGGCATTATTCGCTCAATAGTAAATGCTTGGCCTTGCGTTGTGTCATAACTTTGTGTTTCTTGATTATACGCCCGTTGCCGAACATTTATCTTATCAACGAATGTTGGGTCCTGTGTCCATTTTTGATTATACTCAAGCCCGCTGATATAGTAGGTAATTAATGGTGCCGAAGGTAAATTACTCGCACTGTTGTTTGCGATTATAGTGGATGCTTGTCTACTGCTATCACCGTACATAATTGGTACACGAACAAGAATGTCGTTTCCATTAGGGTCTTTACCTTTAGTAACATACCAGTTACTAAAGATTTTAGCAAACTGAATTAAGAACCTTCTTATTTGATTATCGTAAAAATATTGTGCCATTTATTATACTTCCGGGGGTACTGGGTTTAGGGTAGGTTGCAACACGGACGATAGTGGTTGTGCTTGAGGAACAACTTCTCCCGCATTATTTAGATAGATTTCACCCTGGTTGTTAATAAAGCCGGACAATAGTGATGTGTCCTCAGCAGTAAATCCGGTATCAGTTCTTACATTTTCACTAATACGAATCCACAGCTTGCCGTCCCAGCGATATAATATTTGCGGCATATAATCAATACGTAAGAAATAGTCACCTACTTGTGGATTTTGCGGGAAAGCAATACCGGCACCAACGGGGAAACCATTTGGTGCTTCGCCGTCACCCGTCAGGTAACCTGTGCTATATCCAAATGATCTAGGACTTGATCTAGTAATATACTGAAATCCGGGGTCGCAGTCTGCACGATAGTCCATATTTTGAGTTATATCACCCGTAAAGCCCGGCAATTCTGGATTTTGGTCTGCGGTTGCGTAAGTATTGTCAGCCGTACCATATGGACCCGTGATTATACCCAACGACTGTACTGCAAGAGACTTAGTAGTTTCTACTGAGCCAGAACCGCTTCCTATTAAAACAGGTGCTTCTTCTACCATGTTCAAACTTGCCTGAACAAATTTATCAAGTTTGTCTGACATATCTGCATCAGCGGTCATATCCCAAATACTAGCTAGGACTTCTTTTTTGATTTTTATTCCCGCACTAGAATTTTTATATTTTTTACTACGCATAAACACTACAGTTCCCTCTACTGGAATAGCAGTTCCTGTATTGCTTGAAGTGATTACGTTAATTGGTGGGGCCGGCTCATTTATCTTACCTGATGGAACATTATTTGATTCTAATGCACCATAGGTAGGAACAACGTACAGTTTGCTCGAATCATATCCGGCTTTGGGAACAATACGTTTAGCTTCTTCAAGTTGTGCATTATTGATTGCTATGTTTTTGTTATAGGTAGATAATATGTCAGCCAAGCTGCTATTACCAGTTACTAGCTGCCAATATGCTGCATTCGGTGGCGTAACACCTGCCGGGACTTCGCTGATAGATTCGTAGATAGTATCACCAAAGGTAATGGTATAGCCTGGTGGATAAGTTCTATCTCTGTCCCAGTTACCGAGATAGTTGTCTTGATTGATAGGTTCTTTGAGAATGTCATCAAATTCTTGACTACTAACAAGCGGTTCACACTTGATACGCCACAAGTGCGGGAACCAAGTTTGAGTAAAGCCTTCACTTGCATAGTTTGCATCAGTGATTTGCATGAATCTTTTCAACGCTACTGGGATAGCCTCGTTAAGTGGATTATAATCAATCAAGTGTGGTAGTTCCAGTACGTCACCAACCATAAGTTTTCTACCTACAAGATCTATCATATCATTGTAGTGGACAGTGATAAAGATTATATCATTATTCAGGAACAAACCAAATTGGCTTAAGTCAAAGTCCAAGTTCTGTACATTATAGTGTCCGCGCAAACGATAGATATTCTTGTCATATACTCGGTCACGGTTCTCTAAGAATAGCAAATCTTGAATGTTTAGTGGATCAAGTGCATCATAATTAGGCTGCGTGAAGTCTGTGGAAGTATTCCCTGTTTGCGGACCTAAGTATTTGTGAATATACAGATCGGTACCTCCGACCGTTAACTGTTCGGAAATAGTTCTGTCTAGAAAACGATAATCGTCTTGCTTATTTGGGCGATAGAGACTTAATCTTGGCATATAGTTATTTATCAAAAAAAGAGGTTGACAAGCATCAACAAACTTGCTATAGTGAGTTACATCAAGTTATAGAAAGAAAACCCTTGAAAACATTTAACCTACTTATTACCGCTGCGGCGCTAGCAGTATCTACTACTGCCCAAGCCCAGTCTGAAATCGTAGTGACTGCATTGCGCATTCCTACAAATATAGAAAACACTGGTACTCAGGTTACTATCGTTGATAGTAATGAAATCACAAACAGGCAAACTGCAACTATTGCAGAACTACTTGCTACTCTCCCCGGCGTCACGATTGACCGTTCGGGAAATACCGGAAGCGTTTCTAGTGTTAGAATTCGTGGAGCAGAAAGCGCACAGACTCTAGTATTGCTAGACGGTGTGCGAATGAATGATGTTGCACATCCGGCAGCTGGCTTTGACTTTGGCAGCTTAGTTACAGGCAACATTGACCGCATTGAAGTATTGCGCGGCCCTAGTTCTGTTCTTTGGGGCAGTCAGGCAGTAGGTGGCGTAGTAAGTTTGACTACTCGTGCTCCTAGTGATAATCTTACCAGTCGTGTTCGTGGAGAATACGGCTATGCTGACACCGCTCGTGCATATGCTGACCTTAGTGATAAAGTTGGCCCTGTATCTTATCTTATTGGCGGCGGACATGAACGCAGTGATGGGATTTCTGCCGCTGCTAACGGCGACGAACGTGATGGATTCAAAGCTAGTGCTGCAAATGCTAAAGTAGGCATTCGTCTTTTTGATAACGTAAATCTTGATTTACGTGGCAATTATCTAGAAACTCGCTTTAGTTTTGATGGGTTTCCTCCCCCGTCTTATGCTCTTGCAGATACCGGTGAGTATTCAAAGACTAATAGCCTAAGTGGTTATGCCGGTCTTAATGTTTCGCTCTTTGATAGCAAGTTCAAGAATCGTGCATCATACAGCCGCGTAAAGTTAAATCGCTACAACTATGAAACCGATAACACTGAAAACTTTCACAGTGCCGGACTTAATCAGCGATTTGAGTATCAGGGTACAGTTGATTTAGGTTCTAACAAAGCTATCTTTGGTTATGAACACGAAGCAAATGACTTTGAAACTAGGTACAACTACTCAGGTTGGGCCGGTGGCAATGCTGCTACTGCAAACATTGATAGCATCTATGCACAGATTGCAACAAATCCACTCGCTAATCTATCAGTTAATGCTGGCGCCCGCCGTGATTGGCACAGTGGTTACGGAAACGAAACTACCTTCGGTGCTGATGCGGTATATGCGTTAGGTAACACTACACTACGAGCCAGCTATGGTGAAGGTTTTAAGGCTCCTACACTCTATCAATTGTATGGGGACTATGGAAACGATGACCTTCTTGCAGAAACAGCAAAGGGTTTTGATGTAGGAGTATCGCATAAGTTCACTGACCAGTTTGATATTACTACTAATTATTTTAAGCGTAACACTAACAATCAAATTGATTTTGATCTTGGTACGTACACTTACAGTAATTTAGGTACTACATCAGCACAGGGTGCAGAAGTCATTGCTACGATTGTCCCGTTGACTAATCTAGCGGTGTCTGCGAACTACACCTACACTGAATCTACTGACAAGGATACTGGACTTGACCTTCCTCGTCGTCCACGACACTCTACATCAATTCGTGGTGATTATACATGGACGAACGGACTTGCAACAGGTGCAACGATTCGTTACGTAGGTAAGGCTTGGGAGAATGCTGCTAATACAAACAAGATTGATTCTTATGTATTAGTAGACGCAACTGTTCGTTACCCCTTGACTGCATCACTTGAATTGACCGGACGTGTTGAAAATGTCTTCAATGAAAGTTATGAGACTGCAAAGGGATATGGTACATATCCTAGAGCAGGGTATATAGGCATTAGAGTAAAGTACTAAGACGAAAGAAAATAGCCTCATTAATTTGAGGCTATTTTTTTTAGTTGACACGGTTATCCAAACCTGTTATAGCAACTTATCAATAACAGAAATGAAAGATTGATTCGATGAATTTAGGTCAACAAATGAAGACAAAGTTTTTTAACGAAGGACATTCTTTACCGCAATGTGTCAATTCTGGATGCATTCGCCCTGTTATGGTTAGAGATTGGAAAAACTGGTCTATTAAATCAGAATGTGGGACTTGTTATAAGGCTAGAGTTACTGGTTTCTTTGGTCCTGCTATGTCAGGAATTACTATTCACAAAAAAGAATTTTGTGAAAACGTCGATGGTCGCTTAGGATGGAAATGTCCGGTGCCATCAAAGTCGTGGAAGCAATTAGACATGCTTAACGCACTAGATTTGGAGCATCTTGACGGAGATCATTTTAACAATGTTCCTGAAAATGTAGATACTATTTGTAAATTGTGTCACGGTAAGAAATCAATGATGAACAATGATTTTTCTAATCAAAAAGATTCTGCTAGAAAAATTGTTCATTAATCGGTTGACACGGTTACCCAAAACTGCTATAAGAGAGATATGACAACAAACGCTTATCTCTTTATGTGGAACGCTTACGGCATTGAATCTATCGTGCCTATCACACAGTACGAAGACCAGTCCAAATTAGATATGTGGAATATCCTAAAAGAGGAAAAACGCAAGAAGAATCCGCTAGACGATATCCTCATGTCTATGGAAATGCGGGCACGATTCAATCCTGCTCATAGCTATGAAATCTATGCTATGGACTGTGACGAAGGCATCACCGAAGAAGACTTGTTTAGCTTTTGGGATACCAGTCCACAGGCTGCTGCCGACCTCATTCGTGAGAGGGGTGTTCGCTTGTTCACCAATCGAAATAAAACCCGTCCCCAACTAATTAGGTAACCGCCTATGCCTAAGACTATCAAGTTTGGTAAGGCACCAAGTGAACAAGATATTTCTTGGTTCGTCAAACACATTGGTCACCGTACTCATTATCTTCCGGGTAGTATCGGTGGAAAGGGTTGGAAGTTCACTCTTGATCAAGACCCAATGCAGACTTGGTACCTGACTGTAGACGATGAAAAAATGTTGACGTATTGGACCTTGATTAGGTAACTTTTCGGTTGACATTGTTGCCCAAAACTGTTATACATAGTATATCAAGACAGAGAAAGACACACACATGATCATCAAGAACAAGATTGACAATGAACCAGTTCTCTCGAACGTCGGTGAAGTTGGTGAGTTTCGCATTCGCAACTCTGCTAAGGCTTTCAGCATTCTTTCTTCGGGCCTGTACGCTAACAAGATCCGTGCAATTATCCGCGAATACTCGTGCAACGCTGTTGACTCGCATGTTGAAGCTGGTCGTGCTGATACTCCGTTTGATGTACATCTTCCCAATTCTCTTGAACCCTGGTTCTCGATCCGCGACTACGGCGTAGGTCTTGACGAACAGCAGGTTCGTAATATCTTCACTACTTACTTTGAATCCACTAAGACTGAAACTGATGACCTAATCGGTGGATTGGGTCTCGGTTCTAAGTCTGCTTTCAGCTACACCGATAACTTCACTATCGTTGCTATCAAGAATGGCACGAAGCGGGTTTACACTGCATTCATCAATGAGCAGGGTGTTCCTTCTATCGCTCCGATGGGTGAAGAAGCTTCGGATGAGCCAGCTGGTGTTGAGATTCGTTTTGCTGTTGAAGATAGCTACGACTTCCGCAAGTTTCAAAACGAAGCACAGCATGTTTACAAGCATTTCAAGCTTCGTCCGGTAGTGTCCGGCGGCATCGGTGAGTTTACGTTCACTGACCCTGAGTACAGCGACCGCGATATTATCCCCGGCGTTCACGCTAACGACCGCGGTTATGGTAGCTGCTACGCTATTATGGGTAACATTGAATATCCGCTTGATATTCCTAGCAACATGGACCTCGGTGAAGTTGGTCACCTTCTGCGTTGCGGACTGACCATTGAGTTTGCGATTGGCGAACTTGACATTCAGGCTTCTCGTGAGGGTCTGTCATACATTCCTGAGACGGTTGCTGCTGTTAAGGCTAAGCTTGAAGCACTCAACAGTGTTCTTGCAAACCATATTGCAGACGAAGTTGCCACTGTCAAGAATGAGTGGGAAAAGGCATACATTCTTGCTAAGAAGCTTGATAGTGATCTTTGGGGCGCAGCTACGAAGAAGTATGTTGCTGACACCGGCTTTGCTCTGATTACCGATAGTCGTTATAATCGTGTTAAGAAGTTCCAGTTTAACGAAAAGACTTTGGAGAAGAAGTACAATATCGTTATTCGCGGATTCACCATCAATCACGGTTATGGTTCGTCTACTGCTTCTCGTATCAATCTTGAGAACGTATACAACAACGAAACCAGTTCATATGAAAAGCATATGAGCATTCCTGTTGATGCAGCCACCCAGTTTGTTGTGAATGACACTACGGTCGGTGCAAGCGAACGCGCCAAGTATCATTGGAAGAATGCTGAAAGCGGTGTAGGTCGCAATGACCGCGTTTATATCATTGAGAAGGCTGACAAGAAGGCTGACATGAAGCTTACTGCTTTCTTCAAGGCATTGTCTAACCCGCCAAAGTCGCAAATCCGCAAGGCTTCTACTCTCCTTGTCAAGGAACGTGCTGCCGGTATCGGTAAGGATGTTAGCATTCTTAAGCTTGAGCGCCGCAATAATCGTGGTCACATGAACAGCAGTGACATGGTATGGCGTGATGCTGGTAAGCTTGAGCAGTTTGATGATGCTAAGACTTACTACTATCTGCCGCTCATTGGCTTCAAGTGCGAGGGCATTGCTCGTGACTATGACATGAAGACCTTTGCTGGCGCACTCGCTGACAGCGGTATTCTTTCTGAAACTGTCTACGGTGTTCGTAAGGCTGACCTTGAAGATATTAAGGGTAAGGCTAACTGGATTAATCTTGACACTTACATTACTGACAAGCTTGCACAGCCCAATCTCATTGATGTTAAGGCTGTAATCAAGGAAGCTATTGACTTTGACTCGTTCTATAAGATTGCATATGTGCAGAATGATGTTACGAATGTTGATAGCCCTTACCTCAAGCTGTTCAATGAGTTTGCAGGTGTGACCAAGGTCAATAGTAATGCTCGTCGGGGCTTTGAAACTCTCTGCACCATCTATAAGGTGACCGCAGGAAATATCAATGTCACCGATGAAGTAGCTAAGTACAAGACTGAAATGAGTAACATTGAAAAGCGTTATCCGCTTCTCAATGAATTGAATCGCTACTACCGTGATGTTAAGGCAGTAGCAGAATATGTCAATGCAATTGATATGCTCAAGGGCATTTAATGCTTGACAATGTAAGCGTAGCGTGTTATAGTATAATTCTAAACTGCAACTGAAAGGTAATTTAAATGTCGTTTCCGTATATCGTCCAGGGTTCGAATATCACTGTGGTTATCGGCACCACGCCGCATACGGTGAGCAAGAACCATATCACTTACAATAAGCTCCTCGCTGCTATTAAGGCAGGTGAATGGGAAACTGTTCAGGATATCATCGAACCCAAACAGGTTGTTCTTAACTTCGGTCAGGGCAATGTTAGCGTTGAGGGCGACAAGATTTTTTGGAAGGGTCGTGAAATGCATAACGCATTGACTAAGCGCATGGTCGCTATGATCCAAGAAGACTTCCCGGTTGAGCCGCTCATTGCTTTCATGGAAAATCTCATGGATAATCCTAGCAAGCGGGCAGTCAACGAACTGTATGGCTTCCTTGAGAAGAACACTCTTCCGATTACTTCGGATGGATGTTTCCTCGCTTACAAGAAGGTTCGTCAGGATTATCTTGATTGTCATTCAGGCACCGTGCTGAACAAGCCTGCTGCTTACATGACTGATGAAGATACTGCTGCTCTTGCAGAAGCAGTTGGCAAGAACAACGAAGTTACTGTTGCAGTAGAGGACGGCGTGACTGTTGTTTCTATGGAACGCAATCTCGTTGACGATGATCAGAACCGCACTTGTTCTACTGGTCTTCACTTCTGTTCGCAGGACTATCTGAACAGCTTCGGCGGTGAGCGTATCGTCATTCTCAAGATTAATCCTCGTGATGTTGTCAGCATCCCGAACGACTATAATGACTCTAAGGGTCGTGCATGCCGTTACGAAATTGTTGACGAAATTGATAAGGATAAGGCTGACGAGGCGTTCGCTAAGACTGTTCAGGAAGCTGCTGAAAAGGAAGCAAGCACTCTCACCCCTGAGAAGCTTGTTGAGGCTCTGAATACGCTTATTGCTTCGCAGAAGTAAAAAAAATTGTGCCCTAGGTCAGTTTTCGGTTGACTTAGGGCACCTTTTTGTCTATAGTGATATATAAGCTGATAATTCAGGAGATACAATATGGCTCGTCGCCCCTCACTCATCAAAGCTAAATCCTCTAAGAAGACTACTCGTGCCCCTCGTCGCGGCGTCAATCGCTTTAGCTTGATGCCCACAGACAACTGGGATAAGGCTAGGTTTTTCGCTCACTACGACCTTGAGCGTAAGGATTGCGGCACAAAGGTCAAGGAATATATCAAAAAGAACTTTGATAAGGATGTACTGACTAAGGTCAATCGTCTTCCCGACTGGAAGGTTGATATGAACAGTCACTGGGCTGCTACTGCACATTTGCTTGAAGTAAACCCTGACCTTGTTCCGGATAGCTATAAGACTGGTATCGTCAAATGGATCGAGACCCTTGCTCTTGAAGGTGCCGCACTCACTGCTAAGAAAGAAGAAACTGAAGGCGAAGAAAAGCCTAAGAAGACAGTGAACATTCAGGAAATCATGCGTGAAAAAGCTGATGAAGCCCTTGGCGATATCGAAGCACTCTTTGATGAATTTGTTGATAGTGGCTATTCTAAGGATTTCAGCGTCAACAAGAAGGTTGTTGGTGCACTGTCTGCACGTAACGTTCTTCCCCAGCATCTTGCATCAGCTATCAAGCGTTATCAGCGTCTACTTGACGAGTACCTTGAAGTTCAAGCAGGCAAGTGTGACCAGCTGAACGAAGGTTATAGCAACTACAGCAAAATGCAGCTTCGTTATGCTATCAAGTTGATTGAGGATATCATTGCCGAATTCAATGGCTACATCAGTCTCAAGCAAGTTGCTAAGAAGCCTCGTGCTAAGAAGGCTGTGCCCGTTGAACGGGTCGTTGCTAAGCTTAAGCACTGCAAGTCGTTCAAGGACGATGCACTCATGCTTGAACTTACTGGTCTAAGCCCCGTCAAGCTTCATCAAGCAACAGAAGCTTGGGTCTATGACACTAAGAAGCGTAAGATGCACCACTACGTTGCAGACGCTTACAGCAAGTGCTTGCTAGTGAAGGGCAATACTGTCATTGGCTTTGATAAGAAGGAAAGCGGCATGAAGACGCTTCGCAAGCCCGTTGAACAGATTAAAGCTATCATGGGTAGTAAGCCTGCTGCTCGTAAGTATTTCAGTGAGATTAAGGCTGTTGAGGCTGTCCCGAATGGTCGCTTCAATATTGACATGATTATCCTTAAAGCATTTTAATGAGTAGATTAGTTCTGTTTGGATGCTCGTTGACATATGGGGAAGGGCTACCAGATTGCGTTACAGCAGCCGGTAGCCCTGGTTCTTCTCCTAGCAAAATGGTATGGGGCGAATTATTGGGAGAGCGGCTGGCCCTCCCTGTAGTAAATTGTTCGCTACCGGGTGCATCCAATCAACTGATATTAGATAGGATTTTAAACTTTGAATTTGAGAATGAAGATAGAGTAATCGTACTTTGGTCCTTTTTTACTAGAGGTATGCTCTATCTCAAAGATGAAATGTGTAACATAGGTCCGTGGCAACAAACCGATATCGCCAAACGGTATTATGAATTACATGATGACAATGACCTATATATGACAAGTTTACACGCCATACATCATGCAGGTTGTTATCTCAAAGATAAAAAAATAACAACAACTCACTTTGGTTTAGCCAAATATGGAATTGATAATCCTATAGCAATAACCGGAAAAGAACCAAAGTGGTTTACGACTAACGTAAACTTACTTAACCTCTTTTCGTTTTATCTAGATATCTGTTCCGGATTTCACCCGGGACCCAAAAGCCAATATAAAATATGTGATTATATAGAAAAGGTAATTATAAATGAACAACATTGATCTAAACAAGTACGCAGACTTCGTTCTATCTGTGTGTAGTGACCAAAGTAAGGACCTAACTGCACTCATTGAACACCTCAAGGAGCTTGATGCTAACACCAATGTCAATCTTGCATTGCTTATGACTGCAAGCACTGGTCTCGGTAGTGAAGGCGGCGAGTTTCAGGAAATCGTGAAGAAGATTTTCTTTCAGGGCAAGCCCCTCAACGAAGAAAACATCTTCCATATGAAGCGTGAACTCGGTGACATTGCTTGGTACTGGGCTAACGCTTGTAACGCACTTGGACTTGACCCTAATGAAGTGCTTGCTGAAAACGTACACAAACTGGAATCACGCTATCCAGGCGGCAAGTTTGATGCACACTACAGCGAGAACCGCAAAGAAGGCGATTTATGAAGCCTGATGAAACCGAAAGTCCGATGGTCCGTTTGCAAAAAAAGGTTTTAGCAAATCTTAAGCTAAAACTCAAAGGCTCAACGTCTCCTGACATTAATGTTTTAGTAAAACGTGACATTGAAGAACTAGAAAAGAAAATCAAACGCATTATTGAGGCTGAAAAATTGCAGCAGTAAATGACATTAGAACTACTGACATGATTGTTTCCTGATAAATAAGATTAACAGGAAACAACTATGGCAGCAGATTTACTAGCAACACCAACTAACCTTGACTTAACACAACTTAAGGAAGGTCTCTTTGATAACCTTCGTCTACGTTTGGGCGGAGATATTATTGATCTTGAATTAGATCCGGATCACTATGAAGCTGCCTATAACTATACTATCAAGTTGTATAGACAGAGAGCGCAAAACGCAACAGTAGAAAGCTACACTCTTATGAGAGTGGAGAAGAACGTTGAAATATACACGCTTCCGTCTGAATTCATCAACGTTAGGGCGCTTTTTAGGCGCACTGTGGGGCTTGAAACTGGTCCTGGTGCAACAGCATTTGACCCGTTTTCAAGCGCCATTCTCAACACCTATCTGTTGAACTATAACTTTACCGGGGGACTAGCGACATACGACTTCTATGCTGGTTACGTTGAACTAGCTGCTCGTATGTTCGGTGGATATGTAACATACACGTTCAATCCCGTTACTAAGGCACTTAGAGTAGTAAGAGACTTCAAAGGCTCAGGAGAACGTATCT